TAAGTTTACACTTGTTCCTGCTTTACTTCCACATGAGCATCCCATTTGGGTTAATGGAGATGACATGGCCCTTGGACTGTCGGAACGCCCCGATGACTTCCACACGTATTCCTCACTGGCTGGATTTGTCCCTAGTGTAGGAAAGAACTACGTGTCCCGGACCCTACTCAGTATGTGCTCACGATTTTTTGAGCGCGAGTTGGGTGGTCAATTATTTGACCGTCCGGTTGGTCCCATGCTTCAGAGCATGGTTAATCATCGATGGGCCGCCCAGGTTGATCCTCGAGATCCCAAGATTACTTCTTATGAAGTTGGTCCCGGACTCGCTGGCCAAATGGTTGAGAGCCTCTTGTTGAGTTCCTCGGGATTGGGTCCCGGTGGGTCTCGATTTTTCCTTGATGAGTATCTTCGATATCATCGTCAGGCATTAATCGACACCGGTAGACCCTGGTTCGTCCCTACCGCCCTTGGCGGACTCGGAATTCCAGGAGAGCGCTCCTTGTTGGAAGCAAAGTATTGTGCACTCATGCTCCGTTTGTGTGAAGGCGCTTCGAATAAGAACAAAAACAAAGAAAAAATGGAAAAACCTAATCTAAAACTTCCTGTCTCGAAAGTGGAGGCTTCCACCTTGTGCGGGACTGCATTCGATTCTCGCAGTTCCCGGTACGCTCAGGTGAGGTCCCGTTTTCGAGGGTGGCGGAAAACTCTGGTTGAAATACCTAAAGGGGTTCGGGTGGCAAATACTGTTCGGCCACCTTCCTCTGAACTTGAGGCATTCGACTATTGTAGTATTCCGTATGAACACAGACCTGTGTCCCACGCTCGTCTTGATTTCCGACGAGACAAGAAGAAAATACGTCATCTTCTGGCGAGAGCTTCGAAATCAGATCTTCATCCATGTTTCGAGCAATACGACATTCTTTGGTCTCCTCCTCAGGAGGAGCCTTATCCCCAGACCCGCTGATCCAGCACGAAATTGATTCTGTGCTTGGGTGTATTCCCCCTGAATGGTGTGGGGAATCATCGGCTTTTGGTCCGAAAGATAGTCGATTGCTGACTCAGGATTTTGGGGACGACCCATCCCAGTATGAGTATAAGTACAACTCTGCTGAGGTCGTTCTCAATCTGCGATCTAAGGCTCTTGCTTTCTTCTCTTCAGAAGATGACGTTCCTGATTGGACTGGTGACAAAAAAACATGTAACAGCCCTGACGACCCTGAACGTACTCGAGTCGTGCTATCAGGTCCAGTTTGGACCGATGGCCCTCGGGAGCTCAATCACAAG